ATCGTGCGCGAGACCTCCGAGGAAGGGATAGTGATCGATCCGATCCTGGTCTTTTCCGGCGAGTTCAAGGACGGCCTCACGCCGGAGCTCGCCGCGCAGCAGGTCGCCAAGCAGATCGACGCAATCCAACGCGCCGGCACGGCCGAATGGCGCCGCCACTACCTCACGAACAGCCTGAGCGCCAGCGACCTGCAGATTCCCAGCGCCCACGTCAGCACGTCGACTGCCCCGATCGACCTGCAGATTCCGGGCGCCCCGTTCAGCCTGCGCGCCAGCATGCGCGAGGTCTTCGGCATGATCGGCAACAAGCGGCCGCTGGTCCGGGTGTCCATCGTCAATCGCGTGACATTGTCGAAGCTCGTGGCGTCAGTGAGCGTGGGCGATGGCTCCCTGCACCGCAGTGCATGTGAGGAAGACGCCGACGCCAAGGGCATGGATCGCCTCTTCGAATGCATTTCGCTGAAGGCGATGGCCTTCATCGATCCGCAAGTGGCCGCAGCATAACCGCCACCTCGACCGCCGCAAGGACGCCGACCGCGCCGAGGCCCTGCTGATCGGGGACTGGTATTGGGTGGATGTCGTCCGCGCCCGAATGGCACCCCCGGAGGTTTTCGCATGAGCGACACCCCGCACGATTGGCAGCCGTTGGTTGAGACAACCGACCACCCGAAACCCGAGACCGAGGAAATCGTGACCGTCGTCGCGGAGCACTACGGCATTTCCAAAGACAGCGCGCGGGATTGGGTTCGCCGCGTCCGCGCCGAAGTCCGGTTCTTCGTCAACGACCTCTATGAAGTCGCGATGTCGCCGACCGGGATTGACGCCTTGCATATCACCGTCCAGCGCCGCGACGGCAGTCTGGTCAAGGACTGGCGGCACTTGCAGCAGATCAAGAACGAGCTGGCAGGACCCGAACGCGAGGCCGTCGAGTTATACCCGGCCGAAAGCCGCAAGACCGACACGTCCAACAAGTGGCATCTGTGGGTGCTGCCGATAGGCGTCCGGTTCGACTTCGGTTTTCCGCAGCGGGACGTCAGCTACAAGGAAATCCACGACGCCCCCGGATTGAAACAGAGGCCGCTATGAGCAAACCGCTTTTCCCCCACCAGCACCAAGGCGCGATGCGGCTCGCCGAGCGGACGCCTACCTATCTCGGCTATGACATGGGGATCGGCAAGACCCGGACCTTTATCGAAGCGGTACTGCTGCGCCGCGCCAAGCGCGTGCTGATTATTTGCCCCGCCTCGGCGGTGCTGGTCTGGAAGCGCGAGATTGGCCTCTGGCATCCCGGCGGCACCTTCGTCATCGCCAAGAGCCCTGCCGATCTATCCCGGCCGGTCAACTACACCATTATTTCCCACGGCCTGATGTCGCAGGCCAAGGGCCCCGTCGTCGAGGAACTGTGCAACCTTTCCTTTGGCTTCGAAATGACCGCCATTGATGAAGCGCACGCCTTCAACGCGCCCAGCAACAACCGTGTCAACGCGCTGCGCCGTGCCGCCCCGCGCCTCGGCGACATCGTTCCCCTGAGCGGCACCCCCATGCGCAACCACGCCGGGGACCTCTACACGCTGCTGTCGGTCTGCTGGCCCAAGGGCCTCGGCATGGCCCGCCACGAATACGAGGACCGCTTCTGCAAGGTCGTCCACAAGCGGTTCAACCGGAACGGCCCGATGGTCCGCGTCATCGAGGGTTCGAAGAACCTCGACACCCTCAAAAAGCTGATCGCCCCGTTCATGCTGCGGGTCCGCAAGGAAGACGTGTTCAAGGACCTGCCCGCGATCATCTGGGACCAGATCCCGATCCCGCTGGACCGCAGCGCCCTGACCGGCCACGACGCGGAGCTATTGGAAAAGACCCTGTCGGAAGTGTTTGCCCGCGAGGGCGCGACCGCCAGCCTCGACGTCATGACGGCGGCGCTGGCGCGGCTGGACAAGCATGTCGGCCTGATGACGGTGCGGCGGATGCTAGGGCTGGCGAAGCTCCGGGGAGCTACCGAGTACATCGTCGATATGCTCGATAGCCTGCCGGACAATCGCAAAGTGCTGGTGTTCGCCCACCACGCCGACGTCATTGCTGCCCTGCACCGACATCTCGGAGAGTATTCCCCCGCAGTGCTCACGGGCAGCACGACCCCGCGAGAGCGCGAAGAAGCCGTTGACAAGTTCCTGATGGATAGCCGGTGCCGCGTTTTCATCGGCAACATTCAGGCGGCCGGAACCGCGATTACTCTCGTGGGGCCCAAATGCAAATGCTCCGACGTGGTCTTTGTGGAGAGTAGTTGGACCCCGATGGACAACGCGCAGGCCGCCTGCCGCGTCCACCGCATCGGGCAACATGACGGCGTGGTCGCCCGCATGCTGTCGGCGGCCGGGACCATCGACGACCTCGTCAACGGGTTGCTCGTCCGCAAGGCGCGCGACTTCACCCAACTGTTCGACACCCAGCAGACCGGAGCGAAATAGTGAACGACAACGTACCCGACAAGCCTGCCCCCATCGTCATCAAGGTCACCGATGGCGACACCAAAGCCTACTTCGTCCACTTCGACCGCGACAGCCACGAGCTGGTCAGCGTGTTCGAATACAAGCAGCTCTACACCCCCCGCATGGGCCAGATGGCCCCCCGCATCAAAGTCGTCGCCGACCTCGCCAAGTCGCGGATCGGCATGCCCCTCGAAGCAACAGGAGAGACCAAGTGAAGATCACGTTTGAAGGCCAAGGCTTTAACGAAATACTCGACCAGATGGCGGCCCTGCTGGAAAGGTCCGGCATAAAAATCGCTACGGAGACTTACGCGCACGCACAGACCGCCACGGCTCAACCCGAACCTGTCCAAGAGGCCATTGTCCCGGAGGTCATTGCCCCTGTGGACGAGCCGGTGAACGAGCCGGTGGAAAAGCCGGTGGACAAGATGGCGAAGGTCCGTGCCGCCAAGAAGGCTAAAGCCAAACCGGCCCCGGAGCATCCGCAGGAGCCGTTCTCCGATCCGGCCGATATCGTCAAGCTGCGGCAGCGCACCATCAACGACCTTCAGGAAGCCTACGCCAACGGCCATCAGGCGGAAGTGTTCGAACTGCTGTCCCGCTTCGGCAACGGCGCGAAGTCGTTCCGCGAACTGCCTGCGGACGCCTTCGTGCCGATCCGCGAGGCGATTGATAGCGGAGCCCTCACATGAAGAAGCAGCTTGCGGTTCTGTTTGTGCTGATCCCCGTCGCGGCGTCGGCGGGGATCGACAACCCGGAAATCCCCGACGAGGCCACCAAGAAAGCCGCCCTGCTGCTGGCCTACGAACTCAACGGCAAGAGCATGAACGGGAATATGCGGATGATCGACCTTTCGGGGCCGCCGCCCGCCATCATCCGCACCATCCCGATTGAGCCGACCGAAAAGAAGAAGCGCAAATGAGCACGCATGCCGCCTGTTCGCCGTCCTCGGCCGATATGTGGCTGAACTGCTCCGCGAGCGTCACCTTGACGAAGGGTATCCCCCGCCCTTCGTCAAGGTACGCCCGCGAGGGCACGGCGGCGCACACGGTGGCCGAAAGAACGATCCGGGGGGATATCTTCCTGCCGGATAAAATCACCGTCGAGGGTGACGACTACATCGTATCTCCGGGCATGTGCCGGGCCCTGAACCCCTACGTCAGCTATGTCCAGAAACTCATGAAGCTGCCGAAGGCGGCGGTCTTTCTTGAGCACCGCCTGATGGTCCCGGATACCGAGGGCCAAGTCTGGGGCACACTCGATTGCGGTGTCCATGCCGGGTACGAAATGTTCATCGCCGACCTCAAATTCGGCAAGGGCCATGTGGTCGATCCCAGCACGCCGCAGCTCAAGCTCTACGCGCTGGCGCTGGCGGGACACGTCCGGGAGAACCGGACTTTCACCAACGTCACGCTGACGATCTGCCAGCCGCGCGTCGGCGGCGAGGCCCTGCGCTCGTACACGACGACGATGGGGGCGCTGTGGGACTGGCAGGCGCTGGTGGTGAACCCTGCCGTGCTGAAGATCGTCAACGGCGACGAGACCGAAAACGCGGGCGCGCATTGCCGCTGGTGCGTCCGCAAGACCGAGTGCCGGGCCTTCGCGGCCAAGCATCAGGATCGTGCGGCATCAGCCTTTGACGATGGAGGGCCCTTCACATGAGCAGGAGAACCTTCGGCGGTGACACGTTCGATCCGACGTTGGATGAAGACCGGCTGCGGATACAATTGGCCGCCGTGTTCAAGGCCGTGACCGACGGCCAATGGTGGACGCTGGCGCAGTTATCCGCCGAGGTAGACGCCCCGGAGGCGTCGGTGTCGGCGCGGCTGCGAGATTTGCGCAAGCCGAAATTCGGCGGCTATCTCGTCGAGCGGCAGCGCGTCCCCAATGGCAACGGCTTACACATCTACCGCCTCCCCAGATGGCAATTAAACCGCTTGACAGGGAGCTAATTTCGACGCCTTGTAACCCTGTTACCAGATCAGAAAAGGAACCAGATTATGGCTAGTATCAATACCCCCTATGCGACGTTGAGTTTCGCCAACATCTTCACCCCGCGACCCCGTGCCGAAGGCGGTGCCCCCGTCTACTCCTGTTCGTTGATCTTCGATCCGACGCAGCAGAAGTCCGCCGCCTACAAGGCGCTGCAAGCCGCCTGCATCGACGCCGCCAAGAAAGAGTTTGGCGACAACATCAATCTCAAACAGGTCAACATGCCGTTCCGCGACGCGGGCGAGAAGACCTATGACGGCTATCATGCCGGGCATACCTTCATTTCGCCGTGGTCGAAGAACAAGCCCGGCGTCGTTGACGCCAGCCGCGAGGATATCCTGCTGCCGGAAGAAGTCTGGAGCGGGCAGCTCGTGCGGGCCAACGTCGTGCCGTTCGCGTGGACCCACACCGGCCGCAGGGGCGTGTCCTTCGGCCTCAACCATTTGCAAGTGATCCAGTCCGAGGGCCGCCAGCGGCTCGACGGTCGCCCCTCGGCAGGTTCCGCCTTTGATGACGGCGAAGTCGATGACAAAGGAAAAGAGCCCTTCTGATGACCGACAAGCACAGGCCCCATCCGGGCGACCTTCTCACCCTCGCGTTCGAGTTGATCAACGCGAGAGGGAACGAGTACGACAACGCCGCCGACATCGACCAGAACTTCCGGGAGGCCGCTGCGGTCGCCTCGGTGGTGATCGGTAAAGAACTCACGGCGCGCGACGTCGCCATGATATTGCACTGCGTAAAATTGATCCGGAGTAAAAGCTCTCCGGATAAGCTCGACAATTACGTAGACGGTATGAACTATCTTGCTTTTGCCGCCTGCTTCCAAGGGCTCGTCCCGCTGTCTCTACAGGGCCCGGCTCCGACTTCGACCCCGCTCCCAGTCGTGAAACTCAAGGAGGTTAAAGACCATGCCCAAGCCAATTAAGACGGTACAAGAATGCGTTGACCGCATCGGCGGGGTCGCGGCGTTATGCCAGTACACCGGCTGCCAGCGCACGGCGGTCTACAACTGGGTCGCCGCGAACCAGTTTCCGGCGAACTACGCGGACGCGATCCGGGGCCTGCTGGTGATGCAAGGCGGGCGGCACTGCAAGGCCGACGCCGCGCTTTTCCCGATGGTGAAGCTCATTGACGTACCGCGCAAGCGCGGAGCGAATGGTCGTTTTGTCGCCCCGCCGCAGTTGGCGCTGGTGCCGAAGAGCCCGTCCCCCGACATGTGGGCGAAATTGGAGGCGTGGGAGAAGGGCCCGATGACGAAGCCTCTGGACTATGGCTGGACGGACCCTGACGGGTTCACAGTCCCGGCGGAAATGCAAATTGCACTCACCAAAGACTTCATTGCGCAACAACGCGGACAATACTAAAGTTATTGCGGTAAATGGGTTAGGATACTTCTCACGCCCCGGCAGCAATGCCGGGGCTTTTTTCTATCCGCCCGCACCCGTCAGGCCGCCGAACGGATCGTTCTGGTAGACGCCGGGCCCTCCACCGCCGCCGCCACCCAGCGGCAGGGCCCCGCCCGGACGGTCGAAGCTGAACGGCTGCTGGAAGCTCGGCGGCATGTAGCCGCCGTAATACTGGCTGGGCTGGCCGGGCTGGTAGTAGCCGCCGCCTTGGAAGCGGTCGGCCACGGAGTTGGTGCTCTGGGGGAAGTTCGCGAACCAGTTCGACATGCCCGGATTGTAGCCGAGGTTCGGCATCCCCGAGGTCTGCGGCGCGTGCTGCGGCGTCGCATAGGGGCTCGACTGCGCGAGCTGCCACGCGAAGCGGTCCCGCAGCGCGTCGCTGCCGATACCGCCGCCACTGCTGGCTTGCGGCTGTGCTTGCGGCTGCGGCTGTCCCCAGCCTCCCAGCAGCATGCCGTAAGTCGAACTGTCGAACGGGTTGTAGCCCGGCGGGGTGCCGCCGCCCAAAGGATCATACCCGCTGGTATCTGGCGCGGGCAGATCCGCTCCGCGCTGGACGTTGCCGCTCGGGTAGCCGGGGCTGGCGTTGAAGCCCCCGGTCTGCCGTCCGAAGGCGGCCCCCAGATTGGAGTAGTAGTCGGTCTGGCCGCCGAAGCCGCCCGGAGTGTTGGCGAACGGGTTGAACGAGGCGTACGGGTTCCAGCCCATTGACGCGTTGATCTGGCTCGAACTCATGGCCGGTTGCCCGGTCGCGGCGTTGCCGCCGAGGCCGCCAAGGCCGCCACCGCCACCGCCCTGCCAGTAGAACGGCATTCCAGTGAACATGTCGGTCATGGCTTAATCCTCCGGGTTATCGACGATTTGCGGCATCGGTTCTTTCGGCGGCTTGGGGTCAGCCTTGCCGTCGTAGTCGAGATCGGGGATGCCCTGATATAGCAGGCTTTCCGAGGCCCGTCTCCGGGTAAGGCCCGCTAGGACTTTTCCGTTGGCTTTATTCCATTTGTGGAATTCCTTGGCGGCTCCGGCGTGGTCGCCTGCGTTGACTTTTTTAAGGAGGGTCGATTTTGCCAAGTTGCCTTCACCACAGTTATAACAGAACGAAGTGAGGCTATCGAACTGGTGAGCTGTGAGCGGAACTCGGACCAAGCGGCGAACCGCTTTTTCAAATCCCTCCATGTCTTCAGCAAACGCGCGGTCGCATTCCTCACGGGTCCATCGAGTAGTTGCATTGAACTGCCTGCCGTGATGGTTGGTGTGGCCGTGGCCGATGGTAAGCACGCCCGCAGGGCAAGTATACGCCTTGTATTTGTCGCCCTCTTTCTTCAGGCAGCCCTCGAAATGGTGGATCAGATTGGCTCCTGCCTTGGTTAGGTGTCTGTCCTCGTTCATCACACCCTCCTTACGGGTTGATGTTGAGACGTTTCGTCATGGTGTCCACGATCCGCTCGATGCTGCGCTCGTTCTTCTCGATCTGCTGCTCCAGCACGGCGATCTTCAATTTCATTTCTTCCATCCGGGCTACCGTATACTCCGCGCCTCTGGTCTCCATGATCGCTACTCTTGTCTCCAGTTTCACCATGTAGGCGAGGCCGCTGGCGGCGAAGGCCCCGATGGCGATGAACTGCCCGATCAGGAAGTAGATCAGCGTCGAGTTTTCCCTGATCCAGCTCTTGGCGCTTTCAACCATCACCCGCTCAATTGTTTCACGAACTCGTCCAGATCCAGCGGGGGCTCGCCTTCGAGGGCCCGCACCCGATTTTCATGGTCGTAGAGAATTTGCTGTTCGGTGGTCGGCGGTGCGGGCTCGGGCGGCGGCGGCTCGACGTAGGCATCCGGCACGCCGCCAGCCTCTTTCCACTGGATGTAGCCGGGCTGCATCGCGTCGCCGTTGTAGTCACGGTTCGCCATGTCGGGCGGGATGCATGCCTTGTCGCTGTCGCGGATGACGGCGCAGGGTTCTTCGCTTGCGGTGAGTTGATAATCTGCCATTAGAGCCTCGCGCTTACTCGATATTGAAATGCTAAACCAACTGCGCCAGCGATACTGTAGAGACGTAATCGAAGGTTTTTTGGCGTGGCCGTCAGTTGATTAAACGTCTGACCGTTCGTCAGCGCCCCGCCAGCATTGATCACAGTAATCAGGTTAGGGTTGCCCGCGACATCGTAGACGTTAACCGCCGGGGCGCTACGCATGGTAGGGGACAAAATAATCGAACCGCCGCCAAGCGTGCCAGCGGCGGATGCGGCCCAGTCAAACTCGATAAAACCGGCTGCGGCTATCCCTCCCGGCTCGAAGGACTGCTGATAGTACCTCTGGCACAACGCCAGCTCGCTCGCATAATCCGGCACCTGAAACGGCGGCGCGACCGTGCCTTCGGTGAGGGAGACGTCGAACAGCTCGAAGACGTTGTTGATCGTGCCCATGAAATTGAACTGGTTAGGTGATGCAAATATTGCGGTTGCGGCCCAACTGCCTGCGGCCTGTTGATTGCTCGTACCGGCCATCAGCGACCAGAACACGTTAAGCCCCGCCGTGTTATCGACAGCCCAAGTGCCGGTCGTGTCACCGGGAATAGTGACGGATTTCACCACGTCGGTATTAGCTTCGCCAGCCGCAATAACGTATTCGACGACGTAACTGCGATTAACGGCTCCATTCAAAACGCCGACGCAATACGTCCCGGCAGGCGCTTTCACGCCGAACTGGATGGTAATGGTTTTAGCACTGACTGAACCGAAACGAAGATCTGCAGTGCGTAGCCCCTCTATCGGGGTCTTGATATACACAGCGTCACTCGCCGCAACCGACGTATCCGCAGCGGTGGCTATATAACGTATTCGGTTTGGCGATCCGCCCGGTGTGGCTGACGCCACTTGAGCATAGGTGCATGTCCCGCCATGTACAAATCCAATAATGAATTGATCGACAGGGTAACCGAGGGACACCGTAAACGATGCCATTCCCCACTCCTGCGAGATCATCATCGCCCCGTTGATGATGTAGTTTTTCTTGGTCGCGACGACGGGCCCCGGCAGCGGCCCCGCCCGCATCCACTTCTCGCCGTCCCAGACGTAGCCGTTGGCGACTTGTCCAAGGCTCGGGGAATTGGGGAAGTCGTAGGCCATCACACCCTCGCATCGAGTTTGAT